AATTTTGCAGCTAATATATCCCAGACGCCAAAACAAAAAGGTTTCTTTGCTAATTTTGGAGCAGCAAGTAGAGCAGCTATTCCTGCCATGCTTGAATATGATACGGCTGAAAGTGGGTACGAGGCTGAAAATAATGCTCTTGCTAATCAGATACTTAGCTATCAGGATAAACAAAGAGAAAGTTTATCAAAAGCAGAAGAGCAGGCGTGGAGACATAAAATGGGTGAAGACAACCTAGCTGAAAGCAAACGTTACCATGATTTAATAAATGCTAATAATCAGGTAAAGCTTACTGGTAGTGCTAGTAAAACCGCTCATGGCGGAACTGACGAAGAAAAAACTATGGCACTGGCTAAATTACTTGATAATGCGGAAATGTTCTTAAAAAGCCAAGAGGGACAGAAATCTCAAATAGGGAGATTACAATCTATGTCGCCTTTATCAATACCAGATAGCCCACAAGCCTCTTTGAAGCAATATGAGGATTCTATAAAGGGAGCTTTGTTTAATAAGCTCGGCTATAGAAATGAAGCTGAGTTTAAACATACACCTTCAATCAGCAGCAAATATGACCCAGCAACTAACTTGAAAATTATCGAGAATTTAAGAAAGAGCTACATTGATCAAGTAAATGATAGTAATCAAGATGATCTGGTAGAGGTAATAGCACCATCTGGAAAAAGAGGTATGATTCCTCGCTCATCTGTTGCTGCCTCTGGATATACTATTGTGGAGTAGTGCTATGGATGAATTTAGTAAATTTGGTGGATATGCACTTGACGGAGAAAATACTCCGCAAGATGAGTTTGCTAGATTTGGTGGGTATGGTCTGGGTGAGGTAGACTCTAAAGCTGTACCAGAAGCAAAACAAGGAGATTCTTGGCCTGCATTAATTGGTAAATCTGCTTTAAAAGGGTTGACGGGACTTGCTGGAGTATTTGGTAATTTTCAAACTCAACCACAAGCAACGCCAGAGACGCAAAAAATTATTGATAAGTTTAAAAGCAATTTAAGCCCGCAAGATAGGCAAATGCTTGATAGTCGGATGCCTAATTCACAAGAGATACAAGGATATCTAGAAGACAAATCAGGGCTTGATTTAGAGCCTCACCCTATAGGAGAAGGTCAAAGAATAGCGAGCCACGGCGCAGAGTTTGCTGGAGGGCTTGGACCATTTGGTCTAGCTGCTAAAGGGAATCTTGCATTAAAAGGGCTGGGTGCTGCTAAACAGGCTGGAGTAGGTGCTGGAATTGGCACCACTAGCGGAGTAATGCAAGAAATGGGAGCAAATCCTCTTGCTGCTGATATTGCTGCAAGTGTAGCTGTTCCTTCTGCCCTTACTAGAGGTAAAAATATATTCTCTAATTTTACGCAAAAAGGCAGAGATAATATAGTAAAAGATGAGGCTGCTAATATATTACGCAAAGATATAGGCGAGCAAAATATTCCAGATGTTGTAGGCAAACTAGATTACACTTCACCTATTGGAGCCCGTCCTACAACAGTAGAACTAGCTGAAAATTCAGGGCTTAGCCACAGAGCAAGAACTGAAAGCTCTGCTTTGCCTGACATGCACCAGCGTAATGCACTAAATGATAGCATCATGCGTCAAAATGTAACTGATATTACTCCTAAGACTGGTTTAAGCGAGGAATTAATTGGTGAAACTATTAGAGATAATTTATATCAGAATTTAAAAAAGGCAAAAAGGGCAAGATCAGAAACTACTAAACCTCTGTATGATAAAGTTGAAGCTTTAACTGATAAAATTACTTTACCTCAAACACGCGAATACTTAAAAGGAGAGGCTCGCTATGCTGAAGGTGATATTAAGAATAATATCAAATATATCACTGATACTTTAGGGAGTGATGCTGAAATCTTGCCTGTACAAGCCGTAAATAAACGAAAAGCTGTTACTGATAGATTATCGGATGTTAAAGGCGAGAGTAGCCGTAGAATATTAAAAGATGTAGAACAATCTATATTAGATGACATGTCTCATATCCCGGAAGAAAGAATAGCACGGGAGGCTTATAAAGATTTATCTATTCCAGTATCTGCTATTGAAGATCAGAATTTGCTAAAGAAATTCGTTGAAAAAGATAAATATTCTAATAATTTTGTATTATCCCCAGAGAAAATACCAAATAAAATTTTAGGCAGCAGTTTAAATGACGTAAAAGCTTTAATGAAGCAAGTTGAAGGAAATCCTGAAACTGTAAATTCTCTTCGTAGTTCTATCATAGATAAACTTTTAAAGAGCAGTGAAACATCTGCTATAAATGCTGCTTCTGGTAAGTCATTAGAGCATAATTTATCTTATAACAAACTAAATAATGCACTCTCTAAATACAAGCCAAAGCTTGATCTAATCTTTGAAAAAGAGCAAGTAGAGCTTTTAGAACATGTTCGGGACTTACTAAAAAAACGTAATATGGTTGCAACATTAGGAAGAGCCGCTGGTTCAAATACGCAAAGTCAGCTAACATTACTTGAACTTACATCCTTGCCTAAAGGAGCAGATTTTATGAATTTAGTTGAAGGTGTGCCAGTTTTGGGTAAGCCCTTTTCGCAAGTAAGAGATAGGGCAAAGGCTATTCAGGACGCAAATATTAGAAATTTAGTAGGTAGAGCATTGGTAGAGCCACAGCTTGCTAAAGAGTTATTAACTAGGCCAAAGAACGCGGAAAGTATTAATGCATTTTTGGAACGTTTGCCTAAAAATCTATTAGTCTCTACAGGTTTGAATAGTGAGGGAGGCCAGTAATGAATTATACAACATTAACTGAGCAAATAAAGTCTTACGCTAACCGCAAAGATGCTGCATTTAATGCTCAAATCCCAAACTTCATTGAGCAAGGGATAAATCGTATTTACAGTGAGGCTAAAAATATTGGGTTTGAAGTTATTATCACTGGTGATGTTCCAGAGAATGCAACTTCTATAGATAAGCCTGCAAATTGGCGGCAAACCATAAGTTTTAGAATATCCAGCGAAGATCAAATATTTTCTAAGTTTTTATTTCCTAGAAGTTATGAATTTTGCAAAACTTATTGGCCCAATCAGACAGAAACTTCCATCCCAGAATTTTACGCTGATTATAATGCCTATGATAAAATATTTATAAGTCCTAGTTCTGATAAAGATTACAAATATAGCATGATATATTTGGGGGTGCCTCTATTTAATACCGAAAATAGCGAGAACTTTTTAACTCGTAGATATCCAAGATTATTATTCTATGCCTGCATGTTAGAAGCAATGCCATTTTTGAAAGATGATGAGAGGCTAGGGCAATTTGAGCAATTATATTCTAGCAGTCTTGATGATATTAACCAAAATACTACTCAGCGTTATACCGATAGAACTTCAGACAGGGATAAGGAATAATGGCAGATTATATGTTTCCCCTTACCTACAAAGCTGGTCTTAATAGAGATGGCACCGCTTTTCAGCCTGAATATTGTAATGACGGGCAATGGATACGTTTTAATGAAGGGAAAGTTAAGAAGATAGGCGGAGTTATTAGCCCAGGTAAATTAGGTATTTATAATTTTGAGAAGGTAAAGTCTATTACACTGCTTCCTAATAATGATGCAGATAAAATCAATGTATATTTAGCCTCTGAGCAGAAAATTTTTACCTTTTGGGTAAATCAGGATTTTACCAATAAATCTGAAGTTACTCAAATTAAAAGTTTTGCCCCAAGTTCTTCTAGAATGTTCCAAGCTGTTGTAGTAATCGACGATAATGTAAAGAAAATACTGTTTTTAGAGACCTATAACGCACAAAACATAGCTCAAACAGCCAAATGCAAACTATATCAGGTCAATATTGCAAATAATGCTATTACTGAAGTCAATCAAACTAGCTTTAATAACCAAGTAAGTGGTGGTATGTGTTACGCTGCGCCGCATTTATTCTTGTATGGTGAGAATGGCTATGTGCAATATAGTAAGGCTGGCAATCCTTTAAACTTTAGAGAACAAGACGGGGCAGGGAGCCAAACTATTTCAAATGACAAGGTCATATATGCAGCGCCCATTCGGGGTGGTTCTAATTCCCCGTCACTATTATTTTGGACATTATCGAAAGTAGTCAGGCTGACAAATACTTCAGAAGGAGATCAGGTAGAGTTGCAGAGTGATGTTATATCAAATAGTTCATCTATTTTATCATCAAGAGCAGTTGCTGAATATGATGGCTTATTTTTCTGGATAGGAACTGATAGATTCTTTTTTTATAACGGCGTTGTCCAGGAGATGGTAAATACTGCTTCAATCAATTATTTCTTTGATAATCTGGATATGAAGAATCGTCAGCTAGTTTTTAGCGTTATAAATCCACGCTTTGGCGAGATATGGTGGTTCTATCCTGAAAAGGGTCAAGATCAGCATAATGTTAAAAACACCAGAGCTTTAATATACAACAAGCGTGAGAACTCTTGGTATGACACTGCTATAAGTCGGGATTGCGGCATATTCTCAGGTGATTTTGGCTTTATGGCAACTTATGGCTATAGCTTTCAAGGTGATAACTTGAATAAATATCTCTGGAGGCATGAAGTAGGAGAGAAAGAAATAGCAGGAGAGGAGATCAATGCTCCAATTATGTCTTCGGTTACTACGCCGTATATTTCACAAGCTGCATTTAATGCGCAAAATCCAATGAATGGGGTTGATAGGTTTTTAGAACTAAGGCGTATAGAACCTGATTTTGTTATGAATGATAAAGCTCGGGAGCTTCAGGTTAGGATAAATAGTAAACGGTATGCGCAAAGCTCTTTAACTGTCTCCGATCCTATTACTTTTACAGGCGAAACTGAAAGGATAGATACTAGGGAGCAGGGTAGAGCTATATCTTTAACCTTTTCTTCTGAACATGATTTTAGGATGGGTAATATTATGCTGCTTATGGCAAGTGGGGATGGTAACTGATGATAATCTGGCCTGAATATATCGACATCAAAGATTGGGCAGCTAATTTAGTGCGTGATTATCCAAATGAATACTTGCCAATACTTGAAGATGCAGATAAATGGGAGGATTGGGCCTCTACAGTAGCAGGTACTGGAGTTTTTGCTAGAAATGAGATACCAGCACCTTTTTCCTTTGAATCAGGAGAGAAGAAGGAAGATTTTGGCAATTGGCAAGAATGGGCAAAAACAGTGTATAATTTAATGATGAATAGTGGAGATAAAGATGTTTAATCCAATAGATGGTATGGAAAATGATGAATACATGGAAGGAATTAATCCATATATGACAAATAACGCTCCTATGATGCCAAATTATTACGCTGATGGAGGAATGGTTGAAAATGACCAAATATTGCCTCTAATCGCACTTATGGGGCAAGAAGAGGGTAATAAAAAAGAAAACAAACCTAAAGTCGATAATAATCCATATCCATCTCTCGCAGAAATGATACGTCAGCAAGGCGAAGGTGAGGATACAGTGCTTGCTCATATTAATCCTATTGAAGCTGAGATGCTGAAGGTAATGAATGGTGGCAAGATTAATCCTGTTACTGGACTTCCTCAATTTGGCCTGTTTAGTAATCCTAAGAAATGGTTTAAATCTGTAGCTGGACCTGCTGCTGGAGTTATACTTGGTAACATGATATTACCTGGCATTGGTGGAGTAATCGGTGGTGCATTTGGTGGCGCTGCTGGTTCTATGGTGCGTGGGCGTAATGATATGGGGCAGGCTATGCTGCGTGGTGGTGCTATGGGAGCAATGGCTCCGACTGCCGCAAGTTTAGCAGGCAGTGGTGCAAATGCTATGGGGGCAAAGGGACTAGGTGCTAGCCTTAGTAATTACGGAGCACAAAATGCGGTACTACCATCAATTGGCCTTGGGAATTTAGGAAATAGCATAGGCGGCGCTTCTGCTACTGGTGAAATGCCAGTTTCAGAAATAGTAAAACAGGAAGCTGCAAAAACAGCAGCAACAGAAGGAGCTAAATCCGCTGCTGAAAAGTCATTTACTGATATGCTGATGGATAATAGTAAAAACTTCTTTAGTAAACCTTCTAATCTACTTACTGCTGCAATTGTTGGTGGGTCGCTGATGAATAGGCCAAAGCCACCTAAGGAAAAATCACCTGAAGAACTAGCAGCAGAGCGAAAACGTTATGAATTGGGCTTAATGCTTACTCCAGAAGAACAAGCTGCTAAGGAAGCAGCGGATTTGGCTGCAGAACAATCAAAAAGACGTGTTGCTAGAAATAAGTTCCTGCCAGAAGAGCGATTTAACATAGAACCTTTGCATGTAAAAACCAATAGTCCTGAAGATTATAAGAAAAAAGGTAGATGGCTTGAATATTATAATAACCCTGAATTTAGTGGTAATCCTGTAATGATGAAGGCGGGTGGTTATATTAAGCCTGAAATATCTTATGAAATGCAAGAAACAGATTATCCTTTGGGGCTTGGTATGTATATAAACGGTAAAACTAGCGGGCAAGAAGATAGGATTCCAGCTATGCTTTCTGATGGTGAATATGTAATACCCGCTGATGTGCTTGCACATTTAGGTGATGGAAATAATAACTCTGGCGCTAAAAAACTTGATAA